TTCTTGTGTTTTCAGTTCAGGCGACGGATACCTCGAGTAGAAGCACGCCGTACGCGCACACCAGCCTCTTGTCCTCGTCAGTCATGCGTACCGGCCCGGATTCCAATGACGCGTCGATGAGCGGCGCGACGGTTCCAAGCCCGATGATCTCCCTCGCGATTGCTGCCCACACGCGGGCTGCCTTGTCCCAGTCGCCCGTATGATCCTCTCTCATGCAGCGCACGCCCAGCCGCAGCCGCACGTACTGGGAGATGGGAGTGCTCATGCCCTGCATGGAGTCGGCCAATGTGGCTTCCGTATAGGGCGGTTCGAGGTCGTTGCGTTCGATGGTGTCGAACGTCACGTCCGGGAACAGTGTCCTCAGTTTGGACAGGAGCAGGGGTTCCGTGCGCCGGGGAGTGACCGGGATGCTCATACGCGCATCCTTCCGAGCGTGTCCTCCAACGTGCCGTGCGCCTTCTCCACCGGTGCCGGGCAGATGATCGCCACACCGCTGCGGTTCGCGCCGTTATGGTCGCGAACCATGCACCGGCTGTCGGTGACGGCCTCGTTGGCGGCGTCGCGCATGCGGCCCCGCAGGGTCTCGTTCTTCAGCACCTGCTGGCTGAATGCCTTTCGGTTGAACACGAATCTGCATCGTTTGGCCATGGTTTATCCCTTTCGTTCTCCGACGGTGATGGTGTCGCCGATGTGGCGTCCGTGGGTGTTGTTCCATACTTGCGGTTTGCCTTTGACTGGCAGAAGGACGCCTCTGACTTTGATCAGGTCGGTGGCCTGGATGCCGGTCGGTTGGCTGCCGCGGATGTGGATCGTGTATTCGATGGTCTGCGGGCTGGCGTTCTCCTCGGTCTGGTCGGTGGTGGAGGTTGGGGCTACCACCGCCTGGAATGCGCCGACACGGACGGGCTTGCCTTGGATGGGGTTGCCGTCCGTGTCGGTGCCAGGCTGGCCGCGCCATACTTCGATGGTTTCGGTCGATGGCGTCCTCATGTGTCGTCTCCTGTCATGGCGATGGTGAACATGCGGCCGCTTCCGGCGGCGGAGAGGTCGGCGAGTTCGCTGGATGTGAGGTACAGGTCTCCGTTTGGATTGCTGTACGACCAGCTGTCGGCGAAGGGGCCAGTGGTCTGTGATCCCTGGCTGAGTCCTTCGGGGTTCGTCTCCTCGGCGACCATGGCGCGTTTGACCATGTTGCAGCAGATGTCCTTGCAGATGCCCGGCTCGGCCTCATCCGCCTGCGCCCATGAGGGGCATTGCAGGCGGATCTTGCGGCTCGCCGCGGCGAGGAGACGTTCGGCCTTGGTTTTGTCCGCGCCGTCGAGCGTCCGCCAGATCTCCTCGAGGTCGGCGACGGCGGCGAAAGGGCCGGCCATGGTCATGCCTCCGCGACGAGCTGCTCGCCGGTGTCGATGTCGCGGATGACGGTCACATGCGTGCCGTCCGGCCGAACCGCATCGAATCGTTCGCTGCGGTGTCCGGCGGGAGGGAACGGGGCGGGCTCCTCCGGCTGCGGGTCCGGAGTGGTGGCGGGCTCCTCCGGCTGCGCCGTGGTTTCCTCGCCGATCTCCTCGGCCGGTTCCTGCGGGGTGACGTCGAGCTTCCTGTCAGCCATTGACGACTCCCCTCAGTCGTGCGGCGGCCTTGCCGGAGAACACGCCGAGGCCGCAGTAGAACTCGATGCGGGTGCGGTAGGCGGGCTTTTCCTGCAGTTGGCCGAGGTCCTCGACCTGCACGCCGCCGTTGGTCAGGCCGGTGACGCCCTGGTCGCCCTCGCTCGAACCGAACTTGACGGCGTAGATGCTGGCGGTGGTGGAATTGGTGCCCTGCGTCTCGTTGTTGTCGAGGATTTCCTTGCCGGCGGTGGTCTGTCCGGCCTCGAGCAGCGGGATGCCGTTCCACTGCATGGCGCGCTTGCCTACGATGTCCTGCTGGAGGGTGGTGTCGTAGGAGATGTGGCGCATGGCGCTGCCGATCTTGCGGATGATGGCGGCGGAGGCGTAGATGGCGCCGTTGGTGGGGTTGATGCCGGGGACTGCGCCGAGCAGTTCGTCGAGCTTGTCGAAGAACCTGTGGATGTCGGCGTTGGAGTCGCCGAGAATCGGCATGCCGTTTTCCGCGGCGTCGATGACCTGCTTGCCGGTGAGGCGCTTCTTGAGGCCGTCGAAGCTCTTGGTGTCGACGGCCGTGTCGCCGTTGAAGAAGGTCTCCTGGAACTTGTAGCTGATCGCCTTGACCTTGAGCGTGGTCTGTTCGGCGCGCTGGCCGTTGACGTTGCTGCGGGTCTGCTGGATGAACCTGTCGACGTCCGCGTCGCCGCCGAGGATGACGAGCTTCTCGCTCTTCTGGTTGAAGGTGCCGGTGGACTCGGTGTAGGACTCGTTGACGCCTCGGAAGGCAACGCCCGGAAGGGTGTCTTCCTCGTTGTAGGCGTAGGCGTTGCCGTCGATGTTCATGAGCGGGATGCGGTCGAGGATCGGGCTGACCTGCGTGAAGGTCTCGAGGACGCCCTTGGCGAGGGTGTCGGTGGAGAGCTTCGCGGCCTCGGTGAGGTTGAGTGCCATGGTTGTGTTCCTTTCTGATGGTTATTTGGCCGCGTAGGCTTGCGAGAGGAGCTGCAGCGGCGTCATGCTGCCAGTGGTTGCGGCGGCTGTTTTGCCGGCCGGTGGGGTGGGCAGTCCGAGGTTTGGCCTGAGACTGTCCTTGAGCGCCTTCGCGTTCGCCTTGAGTTCGTCGCCGTCGCCTTTGAGCCGGGAGATGACGTCCCGGCCGAGGCCGGTGTCCTTGGCGAGCTGGCCGATGAGGGCCTCGCGGTCGGCGGTGGCCTTGAGCGCGGCGATCTCATTCGTCAGCGATTCGATCTTCTTGTCGGCCGCTTCGAGCTTCGCGGCGTTGTCGCATTCTCCGGCGTCGTATTTGGCGGCTTTGGCCTTGTATTCGTCGTATCCGGCGTATCTGGCTTCGAGTTTCGCTTTTTCCTCTTCGACGCGGGCGGCTAGCGCGTGGTTGAACTCCTTGGCGTTGTCGGTCGTGGTGTTCTTCGCGTTGTCGCCTTCGCCGTTGGTGTTCTGGCCTGCGGGTGGTTCGCCTGCGCCTCCTTGCGGTTCTCCGCCTTCGATGAGGAGGAGGTGGCGCATGAGGTTGCGGCGGTGGCGGAGGATGAAGTGCATTGGTGCTCCTTTGGTTTTTGCGCACGGTTAGCGACGCGGCGTGCGGGGTCCGCGGTGAGTGGCTGGCGCAGGATTCGGACCTGCGTGGCGCGTGTGGCGCGGCCGATTTACAGTCGGCTCCGTTCGGCCTCTTCGGTAGCCAGCCGGTGTGGTAGGATGGAATTACATGAGCGCCCCCGTTGCCGTCTTTTCGATAGCTTCCGAGGCGCTCATTTGATTCTGATGAGGTTTTCGGAATGGTCGAGGATGTATACGCTTCCTCTTTTGAATCGGTTGATTGTTTTGATGATTTCGATGAGTTGTTCGTCGGACATGCATGCGTTTTCGGTGTTGTCGATGATGAGTCGCGTGCAGTCTTGTTTTTTTGATGCGTTGGCCAGATAGTGCTCGATGGTCGTTCTTTTTCCGGCTCTGTCAGGTGTTTTGATTTCGATCCCTCCGGCCCAGTCCGCGAGCCCTCTCCGTTCCTCGACCCCGGTTTGCGAGTTTTTGACGATGGTGTAATCGATTTGGAATGCTGGCGTCACTCCATGTTTTCGGAGTCGGTTTGCAGTGCGGATCTCTTGTGGTCGTGCGGTTTCGGTCTCGCGTTTCAGCTCGTCGTTGGGGAATGTGATTGGAGGTGGCGTGCCGGTGTTGAGCCATGTGCGGTCGCGCCATCGCATTTCGGCGAGTTCGAGGTCGCGTTTCCATTTCTTGTATTCGGGGGCTTTGGCCTTCTCCTTGTCGGAGAGGGTCGAGAGGTAGTCCTTGTACTTGTCCTGAGTAGTGAGGGTGGATATGGTGTCGGCGCATGACTTGTATTGCCTGTAGAGCGCGTCCGGATCGTAGCCGGCGATGTGCCGCTCTCCCCATGACGGGACGACGTTGCAGTCGCATCGGCCGTTGTGGAAGCCGCCGCCGAGGCTGGCGGTCTCGCGTGTCAGGTATACGAAGCCGCGGGATGCGAGCATGACGCAGAACTCGCACGTCTCCCCCACCGGCACCCTGGCCCATCGCGGTTTCGACGGGTCTGATCCGATCTGGTCGAGCATGCCGATGCGGCTGCTTGTGGAGACGACGTGCCGCAGGTACGTCTTCCATTGGTCGAGGTCCGCGTGTTTCGGCCAGAGGTCGTCGATGCGCAGGCCGTATTTGTTGTGGACCTGACCGTTGGCGTCGGGGATGACGTCTTCGTATCTGAGTCCCGGATAGTCGGTGTTGTTGGAGCCTCCGGCGAGTTTCCAGACCGCGCGGCCGGGGTCCGGGAGTGGCTGACGGTCGAAGTCCGGCAGGTCATTGCCGAGGTAGTTCGACCATTCGCTTCGGATCTGCTCGAAGTAGTCGGCGGCGGCCTGCGCGGCCTTGTCGTTGTAGCTTTCCACTTCCTTGCAGGCGGCTTCCCATCGGCTTTCGTCGTCCGGATACCAGTGTTCGTCGCCCCATATCGAATCCAGGCTCCATCCCGATTCGAGTTTGAGGCGTTCGAGTCGTTGCAGGTAGGCGTCATGCAGTTGGTCGAGCCGTTTGTCCAGAGCTTCCTGCGTTTTCGGCAGCTGGCTGTCCGTTTGCATTGTCGGCTCCTTGCTGCTGGGTGGCTATGGTCTGGTCGATGCGGTCGAGCGCCTGCTGTGCTCGTTTGGCGCGTTGCTCGCGCCGGAGGGTCTGTCGTTGCCGGTCGCTGAGGTCGAGCATGTCGTAGGTGACGTCGCTGTCGGCCGGAAGGATGTTGGCTCCGACGAGCTTCACGGCTGCATCCGCGGCGGCGGCGCGGCTTGGCGTTGCCGGGTTGCGCCATTGGCTGGACACCGCGGTGGCCTGGCCGTCGCCGGCGATGCGGGCGGCTGTGGCGATGATTCGTTCCCATGCTGGTCCGAAGCGTCGCTGGCAGCTTTCGGCGTTGAGGCAGAGTTCCTTGACGGCCTTGTCGATCGCTTCGGCCGAGCTTGGATTGTCGGTGAGCACGCCCATCGAGTCTGGCGGCAGGCTGGTGGCGGCGGCGAACATCGAGGCGGTCTGGCGCAGTTGCGCGGCGTGCGGCTCGAAGCTCGCCTGGGTGAACGTGCCGACCTGCGGCAGGTTGCCCTGCTTGTCGCGCGGCAGCGCGAGCACCTGGTCAAGCATGATCTGCCATCGTGGTTTGAGTGTGCCGTCCTTGCCGCGGAACATGTCCTCGGTGACGCCGAGGAAGTATCGTGGCGGCACCGAATACAGCTCAGCCTGCACTTCGCTGCGGAGGAAGGTGCGCACGGCGCTGTCGGTCAGGCTCATGACGGTGCGGCTGATGCGCGATCGGCCGAACGGCCTTTTGCTGTCCGGCCGGTATGCGAGCAGTTCGACGGGCAGTCGGCCATGCCATGCGGTGCGCGCGTACACGCTCCACTGCCAGTCGCGCATCGCGCATCCGATGAGTTTGCCGGGGAGCATGAGGTAGCATGCGCGGATCTGCCGGCCGTAGGTCTCGTCCTCGTCGACGTCGTAGAGCAGGGCTTCGGTGAGGCCGTGGATGCGGTTGTCCCATGTGCCTGTGGCGACGTCGGCGGGGAACTCCTGGATGATCGCGGCGGGCTCTCCCCTGTCGGGCGTGCCTTGGAGCGCGGCGACGAAGCTGCAGGAGTGGACTAGGGCGTCGGTGTGCGCGTTTTCGGCGGTCTGGGCGAGGTCGTTGGCGTCGAGCAGGTCGTTGACCTGTTTGCTCAGGTCGCTGCCGTCCTGGGTGGTGATGCCGTCGAGCACGACGCGGTTGGCGAGTCCTTCGATTGCCTTTTCCGGCCATCCGACGACGATTTCGACGTCTTTGGCGATCGGTGGGAGGCTGTAGCCGAGGTCGTGGAGTTCGTTGCGGCCGTTGTAGTAGACGGTGCGGATGCGGTTGCGGGTGCGGTGGCGGATGATTTTCGCGGTGAGGCGGCGGAAGGCGTCGTCTTCGTCGGGCGTCAGGCCGGCGACTGTGGCCGGCAGTGGTTCGAGGAGTGTCATGGCAGTTCGATCATCCTTTGTTCTGGTTCGTCGCCCGGCCGTCTGGTGCTGGTGACGGCGCCGTGCAGGGCGAGGGTGGCGGCGACGAGCGGGCTGATGTCGACGTCGGATCCGAGTTTGTTCCATCCGAACGCGCCTTCGACGCCGATCTTGCGGACGGTCGCGCCGGCGACGGCCTGGTCGAGCGGGCGCACGTCCGGCTTGTGGCGCAGTTCGTGGTATTGGAGCATGTCGAGGAGACGCCCGCATGCCTTGCCCATGTCGCTCGCGCTGGTGACGGTCACGTCGATGCCGGCGGCTTTGAGTGGGGGGATGAGCACCGTGGCCGGTGACTGGGCGTCGATGACGACGGCGGCGAGGTGCGGCCAGCGGCGGGCGAGGAAATCGACGGGCCATTTGGTGCCGTGTTTCTTGACGCCTTTGAGGGCCGCGATGTCGATGTATGCGGTGCCGTCCTCGTAGGCCTGGCATGCGCCGATGGTGATCCATCCGCGGTGTGGCGGCATGTCGATGGCCATGGCTGTCCATCCGCCGGATGCTCGTTCCGGTGTGGCGGCCTGTGCCCAGAGTTCCGGGTCGATGGCCGCGTGTTCGGTGTCCTGGTCCCAGATGCCGAGGGCCTCGCGGCGGAAGCTGTCCTCTCCGAGGTTCTTGAGCATGCGGAGCATGGCGTTGGCGGTCGTGCGGTGCGGGTAGCTCGGGTTGGCCTGGGCCCATGCGTCGGGGTCGGCGGTGTCGCAGTCGCGGTCGGCGCCGAACTCGATCCATGTGCTGTCCGGGTCGTGTGCGAGGCCGGCGGTGCGGCGGTTGGTGAACACTTCGCCGGGGTCGACCGGTCTGGGTGGCGTGCCCATGTGGATGATGAGCGGGTTTTTCGCGGCGTTGGCGGTCGGGATCATGTCCTCGAGGGCTTTTTCGGTGAGGATCTGCGCTTCGTCGAAGATGATGACGTCGACTGCGGCGAAGCCTCGGCCGAAGCCTTGTTCGCGGGCGCCGAAGAGGATGCGGCTGCCGTTGGCGAAGGCGATCTCCTCCTGGCCGTTGGTCTGGCGGATGGCTTTGCAGTGTCGTGATAGGCCGGGCTGTTTGACGAGCGCCTGCATCGATTTGAAGGTTTCGGCCGAGGTCCTGGTGCGGTGCGCGGTCCATATGACCTTGAGGTTTGGTGTGGTCAGGCACAGGATGACGATGATGGTGCCGACGGTGAAGGTCTTGCCTGTCTGTCGGCAGATGCTCATGCCGATGCCGCCGACCGAGCTGGCGTAGGTGCCGTCGGCGCGTTTGGCGAGCATGAGCGTGCCGATGCCCTCCTGCCATCGGTCGAACCGGATGCCGAGCCGGTCGGCGACGCGGCGGACGCGGCCGAAGCCGGTGGTGGCGATGCCGTCGGGGATGTTCAGGATTCGGGCGGCTTCAGATAGTTTCGGCGTCGAAGGGTTCGTCTTCGATGCCATCTGCCATCTCCTCCGGGTCGTCGAGTATCGGGTCTGGTTCCTTCTCCCGGTCCATCTCGAGTAGTTCCTTGCCGACGGCGAGGAGCTGTTTGCTCAGTCCGGCGACGGCGGTGGCCGGGCAGTGCGAGTCCTTGAGGTTGCGCATGAGCGCGGTTCGGCTGACCTCGAGCAGGTCGCGGTATGTGGCCGGCGCGGTCGGCTGCTGTGGCGACGGTTCGTTGGCTGGCGGCGTCGTGGGCGACGTTTGGTGTTGTGGTGAGTGTCTGTGTTTGCTGGCGAGTTTTCGGCAGTTGTCCGAGCAGTATTTTCGTTTGGCGCTGGCGTTTTTCGGCATGGCGTGGCCGCATTGCGCGCAGGTCCGGATCGGCATGGCGCCTCCTTTGCCGTCGATGGTGTCGCCGGCGACGATTATTTTTCGCGGGGAGAGAGATAGGCGCTGCACACGAGGTCGCCTCCGAAACGATGAGGGGGGTATACTCCCGTGGGCTTCACCAGTCGGCGGCCTCGAAGTCGCGCGGCTTCGGCGCGGCGGCGGGTTTGCCGCCGGCGAGTCTTCGTTTCACTTCGGAACGCGCCCATTCGATCGTGTGCGTGCCTTTGACCGCGTTGCACCAGCGGTGCGCCGGCCCGCTGTTCGCACGGCAGACGCGGCCGCCGTTGGCTATGGCCACGGTCTCGTCCACGACGAAGCTCCACGGATCCGGAGGCCGCAGGCCGTAGTCGATTGGCCTGCCGCAGATGTAGCAGTCGGCTCGGCGTGCGCGATAGTATGCCTGCACCTCCCGCCGGCGGTGGCCGTTACGGTAGCGTGGATTGCTCATGGCATCAGCCACAGGGCGATGAGACAGGCGGCGAATACCACGCATGAGCCGATGATGGCGATAAGCATGTCCATGCCGCCTCCCTTTTGCGGTGCCCCCACTCGGACTCGAACCGAGGACCCATGGTTTAAAAGACCGCTGCTCTGCCAACTGAGCTACAGGGGCTGGGTGGTAAAAGAAAAGCACCAGCCCCTTCGGGCATGGTGCAAGTTCTTTTACAGAATACATGGACTCAGCCGGATACGCAACTATGCGCGATTACGCACCTCGATGAGCTCGGCCTGGTTGAACTCCCACACGCCATGCCCCAATCGACGCGCCTTCGGCAGACGGCCGCGCGCCAACCAGTTCGACACCTGCTTGCGCGTGGTACGCAGTCCCGCACGGTCGGTCAGCCAGCCGGCCGCCTCCGCAGGCGAACAGGTCATGACGGCCCGGCTCGCGGCATCCACACGGCCGGACACCAGCATGTCCAGATCGAGGCGCTCGCCGCATTCGGGGCACCAGCCATCCCGCATACCCTGCGGCACCGCCAACGACGCCGAACAATCCGGACACTGCACGACGGTCACGCGACCATCCGAAGGCGTGCACAACCTGTCGATACGCCGGAGCATCCTGTCCAGCCGATCGGCCAGCTCGCCCGCGGACGGAGAACACACCACACGCGACCACGACCTGCACACCACGCGATACGCCGGCCGCCACCCCTCGACCGGCAGCAGCATCCATTTCAGGTTGATGCAACCAGCCAACCGAAGCATCAGGCACGCAGCCTCCTCATACACTTCCAGCCAATGCACACTCACCGGCAGACCAGGCTCACCACCACGCACGCCACCACCGCGCTCGCCGATGTGTGCTTTGCGGTCGGCGAGCGCGCGGAGTTCGGGGATGGTTTTGGCGAGGCTGGTGATTTGTCGTCGCATGTGTTTGGCGCAGGTTTTGCAGAGGGTGGTTTGTGCTGGTTCGCCGCATTGTTGGCATTTGTTCATGAGTGATCCCGCTTCCGGCTAGAATGGTGGTTGGTTTCTTGGGGGTTCTGCCGGATTGGCGGGGCCTCTCTTTTTATTCGCCTTGCTGGGCAATCTTGCTGATGAGCATGCGGGTGATGTTGTTCTCCTCGTCTCGCTGGTCGGCTTGATCGAGCATGTCTGCCGAGTCCTGCATCAGGTGCGCCTGTTTGAGTGCCTTGGATGCTTGGACGGTGGCCATGGTGAGCACGTGGCTGATCTGGATGTCCTCGCTGCCGCTGAGGGTTTGGAGGCCGGCGAGCGCTTCGCTGATGTGTTTTTGCAGTGCGATGGCCTGGCGGCGGATGGTTTCGGCCGCGTTGAGACGGTTCACGCTTTTGTCGATGTCGTTGCTCATTGTTTGTTCTCCTTTGTTGGTTCGTTCGTGGGGTCGGCTGGCAGGCTGCCGATTTGGGCAAGGGCTTGGCCAAGCTGGCGCATTGGTTAGGCGAGCGCGTCAGGCAGGCCTGTGATGTCTTGGATGGCGGCGTGGATACGGTCGGCCGTGTCGCTCATCGGGCGTCCCTGGTGGCCGTGTCGATGCGCTGCTCGCCGAGGCTGATGTGCTCGATGTTGGCCCGACGGCGGAGGATGAGCGCGTATTCGTCCATGACGTCGAGCTGACGGGACAGCAGAGTGATCGGGCAGGTGGGTTCGAAGTCGAGCGTGCCATCCGCATACCGCTGCAGCATGTCCCTGAGCCTGCCGGCACGATCGGCCAACTCACGGTATTCGACGCGCATCCGCTCCCTGTAATCGGATCCGTCGGCGCTCGCGGGTTGCGCTTGGTCGGCGGTGGCGAGCACTTCGATGGCTTGGCGTAGGTATCCGTCGTGGATCCAGTCGGCCGCATGCTCCCATTCGTCGTGGATGTGTTTCGGATCGTCCTTGCGGAGTGCAAATTTGAGTCCGAACAGGCGTTCGGCGACGGCTTCGGTGCGCGCGTCGATCGGCGGCAGTGGCGGTTCGAGTGTTTTATCGCTCATTTTTCGTGTTTCCTTTCAGTTGGTGGTTCTTTTCGTCAAGGCGTATCTCATTTCCCGGCACATGTCGGCGAGCGCGTATTTGACTGTTATGTGGGTGATGTCCTGTCTTATAAGCGCGTTGTTGTTGAGGTAGCGTAGGGCGGCGTCTATTTCGATTTCGGTCGGTGGTTTGAGTCGTCCTGCGATGAAGCCCTGCACGTAGGCGTCGGAGGCGATCTGCGTGATGGTCTTGTCTGTGGAGACCGGGATGGATTCGCCTTGAATGTATTTGGTTTCGAAGTCAAGCTGGCTTTCGCCGGTCATAATGTCCTCTTGTTTCTTCTTTTGGCTGCAGGTTGGTTTTCCGGATGCGGTGTCCGGGTTTTCATTCGTCGGCCTCCGATTGGGACAGGCGCCACTGCTCGAAAAGACGGTAGCTGTCCAGTGGGATGGTTTTGACCGGCTGGAATTTGAGACGCCACATGCAGTCGGCGCACACCTCGGTGAATGTCTTCGCCTGACCGCCATAGATGAGGCCCACGGAATAGACGGGGCTCGAGCACCACCGGCCGCACAAGTCGCAGGTGTGTATGTCCATCGTGACCAACTCGTCACGCTGCGGCAGGAACGGATTCCCTGCATCCCTTTCCTCCACGGCATCGGCGAGCGCGGTGATGATCTCATCCTTGGCGGTGAGGTAGGCATGATGCCGGGTCGATGAAATCTCATAGAACGGCCGGTTGCCGTCGCGGGATGCGGCGCGCACTGCGGCGAGTTCCTGGTCGATGAGTTTGTTGAGCGTGCTGATGGCGATGTCTGCGCCCGTGTTGTTCATTGCTGCCTCTTTTCCTTGTCGTGTTCCGCCACCCATCCGAGCAGGGTGTTGATGGTGATTTCGACCACTTGGCGTTCCTCGTCGTCTTCCGGCGCGATGTATATGGCGCCGTCCTGGATTCTGATTTTCACCGTGGTTCCTTGTCGGCTCCGCTGACGTGGTCCCAGTCGCATGAGATTCCGGATACGCCGTGGCTGCCGGTGGTGATGACGCAGTCGACTCGTCGTGTCTCGGACAGCGTGACGATGCATTCCTTGATGCGTTCGTCGCTGGACTCTTCGGAGCATGTGGTGCCAGTGGCGGCGATGGCGTGGGCCGGGGTCGACGTCTTGGACGCACTGCCGCATCCTGCGAGCGCGGTGCAGAGGGTGAGGGTGATGGCGGTGAGTGTGGCGCAGATGGTGTTTCTCATTGGGTTTCCTTTTTCGTGTGTGTGGTCCAGTGGTTCCAGTTGCGGATCGCGCGGTTGAGGTTCGGCCTGCCGGTCTGGATGATTCCGTATCTCTTCCGGCATGCCGGGCAGACGCATGCCCATATGGTTGCGACGTGTTGCAGGCTGTCGACGTGGTAGCAGTATCCGGCTTGGACGATGATTGGTCGTGCCTTTCGGCATTTGGGGCATGGCGTTGGGCGTCTCCATTTGCGTGGATGTTCCGGCGTGCGGTGGGCGGTCATGTCGATGATCTCCATCGGTCAGTCCTTTCCGTAGATGGCGAGGCTTCGTATGCCGTCGCCCATGCTGTTGGAACATGTGTTCGGATCGTGGTCGATGATGTCGTTTCCGAGGCCTTTGAAGCGGAGGCTGGCGGTGCCGTCCGGATGTCGGATGAGTTCGAGTCGTCCGTCGATGATGACGTCCTGGTCGGTTTGGGCGATGCAGCGGCGGCCGATCAGGATGGCCGGGTCGGCCGACCGCCACTTGTGCAATGGGACGATGATGCTCATTCCCGGCCACCCATCCAGCCGATCAGGAAGGCGACCGCCAGGAGGATTATCGCGGTGTGGCTCATGCCGTTCCTCCGATCTCCGGGCTGGCCAGCATCTCGGTGATCGCGTCCTTGGCTATCAGGCGCCATGGTTCACGGCCGTCGTCGTCGAGGTTTTCCCACGTGAGGTGTTTGCGGTGGCCGTTGGCGTGGAATCGGTTGTAGATGGCGTGCGCGACGGCGTATTGCGTGTCGAGGCTGATGACGAGCTGGTCTTGCTGGTCTTCGGTCATTGGTAGGTCTCCGGTCTTGGCGGTGCGAGCAGTGCGGCGATCGCATAGCTGGCGAGGCTGGTGGCGAGCGCCGCGATGGTCAGTGCGGTGTGGATGGCGAGCCACGTGATTGGTGTCCACTGGTGGAGCGCCTGTCCGATGATCGCCCTGATGACGGCGTGCGGGATGAGCAGCAGCGCGAGGAGGGTGAACAGCGTGGCCATGGCGTCTCCGAGCCGGTCGGCGAGGTGGCTGATGGTCTTTCTCACTTGTGGTCTCCCGTCTTGACGGCGAGTGTCTCGAGCATGGCCTTGTAGTCTTTGATGTCGCGTGCGATGCAGGATTTCACCCGGTGCGGGCCGCTGTCGCCCTGGTATGGATCCGGGGCGCCGAGCACGGTGACGAGTCGGCGGATGGTGGCCATGTCGTATTTGCGGTAGGTGAGCCACGCGTCAGGGTTGAGGTTGAGTCGGCGGAGGAAGTCAAGGTCGAAGTCCACGTTGGTCCCCGCGGGGACGAGGGAGAAGCGCTGGGAGAGCGAGTCAAGGAATTCCTCCACGGCGTTGGCCACGACGACCATGCTGTCATTGCGCACGGAGCCTCCCATGAGTTCGAACAGCAGGCCGTTGTCGGTGTGCATGGAGAAGGCGACGGGGCTCATGGACAGGAGGTCGAGTCTGTCCGGGCGGATGATGCGGGACAATGATCCGAACTTTTGTTCGCCCAGCATGTCGGTACATTCCATACCGATCTCCAATGGCAGGCTTTTGCGCCTGTCCACGCCTGTGGTCTCAAAGTCGATCCACAGCAGCGCCTCCGGTTTGCCGTTATTCTCGTGCATTTGTCATTCCTTCCGTTTGAATTGTCAATGTTTCGTGCATGGTCAATGGCGTGGCCGTGCCGTCCTGGTTGAGCCAGAGCCATCTCCCCTGCCAGTCGCGCACTGGGGTGGAGAGAGGATCTATGCCGAGCGGGACTATCAGCCCGAGGCGTTCGGCCTCCTTCACATGCTGGTGGACCCACCCATGGCAGCCGGTCGTGCCCGAACCGCACAGCTCGACGATGTTGGCCGGACTGTGCCGCACATCCGGATCCGCCGCCCGCCGCAGTTGACGGTGATGGCCGGAGCGTCCAGGCCAGCATGACGGATCATGGATGTTCGTCCCGCAACGCAGGCAATGCCAACCCTGACGCTCCAAAGCGGCACGCTTCGAATCAGCAAACTCACTCACAACGCACCCCCTCCTGCATCAGACCGTCAACCAGCACCAAACACGAAGTGCAATTGGCCCTCAACCCGGCCGCCAACGCCACGATGCCGTCATCCGCCCTGCCACCGGCGAGCGCTCGCAGTTCGATTGTGCTGGCGGTCTGGGCGGTGTCGGTGAGGAGTTGGGCGAGTCTTTCGAGTTGTTTCCTGGTCATTGGTTGTTCTCCTCGTCTTCTTCGTTTTCGTCGGAGTCGGCTTCGGTGATGGCGGCGATGAGCTGGTCGAGGTGGCTGGTTTCGTCGTCGGTGGGCGTGTAGCCGAGGTCTTGGAGGATCTGGTAGTAGCCGGGGATGCGTCTGCCGATGTCGTTGGCGATGGTCCAGTCGGCCGGGTCGATGAACCATTCGATGCGGGCCGCGAGGATCATGACCGCGTATGTCGGCCAGTCCGGTGAGTCGAGGTGCGTGTGGAGTTCCGCGAGCGCCTGTTCCGGTTCGATGCCGCTGATGATGGCGAATTGTTCGCCACCGCATGCGGCGTCGTTCCATGTGCTCAGCGCCTGCGTGTAGCCCTGCGGGTCCGGGTCGATGATCTGCAGGAGTCCGAGCCGGGCCGTGGTTTCGACGAGCTTGTCGCGTTTGACGCCGTGGAGATGGCCGTGGAGCCATGCCATGCGCTTGTCCGCGGATGCGGCGGCGTATTCCTCGAGCGCGTGCCGGCGGGCGTCGCGTTCGGCCTGTTCGGCGGCTCGTCGGGCTTCCTCTTCGGCGTCGGCGGTCTTGTCACGGCGGGTCCAGAGGTAGACCTGCTGCGAGACCGTGTGGATGGATACGGCGGCGGGATTCAGTTCGCGGATCTTCTCGATGGCTTCTTCGGGGGTGCCGGTGGATGGGAACATGCAGCCGCGGTAGCGCCATTCCGGGTCGCTGTAGGGCTTTTCGGGGTCGGGGATGAGGTTGATGCCGCTGTCGGGCTCCACGAGGAGCGCGGCAACCGATTCGATCCATTGCCGGGCACGGTCGTCGCGTTCGATGTTGCGGAGTATGTAGTCGAAGTTCGAGGTGCCCGCCGCCTGCGCGAGCTTCTTCTGCCTGTCCGGCTGGCCGTCATATCGCGCTATGGCCACGAGCTGGCCGATGGAGATCTGGCCGAAATCGTCGCGGGTCGCTCTGACCTCGGTCTTGATGCTGGCGGCCTTGGCGCGGTCACGCACGTAGTCGCCGCTTCGGCCGAGCCGGTGGGCGACGCTGGCGGTAGTGGCTCCGAGGTCGAGCATACCCTGGATGGCGTCGGCCTCTTCCAACGCTGTGAGCTGTTCGCGCTGGCAGTTCTCGGTGACCATGGCCTCGAGCTGCTGCAATGGGCCGAGCTGGAGTACGAAGCATGGGACGGCTCCGATTCCGGCCTGTTTGCATGCGGCGAGCCTGCGGTGGCCGGCGATGACCCTGTAGCGCTCGCCGTTGGGTACGACGCTGAGGGGCGTGAGGAGGCCGTTGGTTTTGATGCTGGCGGCGAGGTCGGTCACGTCGCCGATGTTTTTGCGTGGATTGTCGGGGTGGGGGTCGATCAGGCTCGTGTTGATGAGCTTGATCTGGTTGCTTTGGTAGCTGCTCATTGCTTCTCCTTGCTGGTTTCTTGGTTGTTGAGTTCGTCTGCGCACGCTTGGCATGCCTTCCACCATTCGCTTGGGTTGCCGTTGCGGAGGCTTCCGGTGTGGTCGTATTCGTCCTCGTGTGGATCCATGAGCTGGTGGACGTGTTCGCAGTTCCAGGTGTGCTTGTGGCGTGGTGTTGGCGGGACTGGTTCGGGCGCCCAGGTCTTCCACTGGTCGCGGAGCCATGTGTTGAGCCGTGGGATGTGGCCGCTGCGGATTTGGCCGTCGTTGACGGCGTGCTTGTAGCGGCGGAGCGCGGTTTGGAGGCGGGTGAGTTCGACTGGGTTTCCGGCGATGGCCGCGTACAGGGCTCTGGCTTCGGCTTCGGTCTTGCGGCCTTTCGCGCCGACGGATCCGGGATAGGCTTCGGCGAAATGGTCGAAGCCGGATTCCGGCGTGGCGGGTTGCTTCGGTTTGCCGACGGGAGGGGTCGGAGAGGGATTATCGGTATAGGTATCGGTTTTATGCCATGTTTTTGCTTGGCTGTCCCCTAGCAACTTGCTAGACGGTTTGCTACCTGTCTCGCTACCGTTTTGCTCTCCGTTTGCTTGGCTGTTTTCCGGCAAGTCGCCAGACGTTTGCTTGGCTTTCTGGTTGGCCGCCTTGCGGCGTCCTCCCTTGCTTCCCGCCTTGCGGCGCGCCTCGCGCTGCTCTTCGGTCAACACTCGTGGCTCCCTGCAGATGCCTTCGGCGTAGACGGGGCGCCAGCCGCCGTCGTGCTCCTCCATAAGCCCGGAGTCGACGAGCTGCTGGAGCTGTTTCGGGGTGCCGCCGGCGTCCTTGAGGTCGAGCTTGTCGAAGTGGCCTGGGTACGCGGCCGGATCCTTGGCCTGCATCGATACGCCTTTGGAGTGGATGACGCACAGCTTGACCCACAGGCCCACGGTGGCGAGCGGCAGGCGGCGGATGCGCCTGTCGTCGGCCATCTGGTCGTCGATGATAAACCACATATCTCTCTTGCTCCTTCCGTGGTTCAGTCGATCTCGCCGGTGTCCGGATCGACGGTCGCCTCCACGTCGCCGTCGTCCATGTCGAGGCTGCGGCGCAGGTCGTCGATGAGGATCATCTGCCGTGACGTGGCGGGCTTCGCGCACATGTTCTCCATGGCCAAGCCGGCGTCGAGGATGCGCTGCGCGAGGTCCGCGCAGTCGTACACGGCTTCGGTGATGGCGTGGATGCCGCCCCACTTGTCGATGTGCTCCTTTTTGGTGTGGGTGTCCATGACGGTGCGGCATGCCTTGAGCACGACGGCCGCGGACTTGGTGACCTGCTGCGTCTTGCCGATGAGGTCGATGAGCGTGTCGGGCGTGGCCTCCTGTGGGATGAGCGCCTGTTGTTCGCTGGCTTTCATTGCTGCTCCTTAGAAATCCGGTTCCGTGTCGGGTTTGCCGAAACCTCCGAATGATGACTGGTCGTCCGACGGCGCGCCCCACGGATCATCGGCCGGAGGCTGGGCGGGTTGCTGTGTCTGCGCCGGCTGTTGGCTCCAGCCGCCCGCTCCAGTGTTGACGGTCGGCGTCTGCGCGGCGGGATTGCCGTAGACGGGACCTTGCGGCCGTCGGTCGATGCGGCTGACCTGCGCGGTGGCGTAGCGCAGACTCGGGCCGATCTCGTCAACCTGCAGTTCCATGACGGTTCTGTTGGTGCCGTCCTGTGCCTGGTAGGAATGCTGTTGGAGGCGTCCCTGTGCGATTACGCGCATGCCCTTCGCAAGGCTCTGCGCGCAATGCGAGGCCATGTCACGCCATGCCGAGCAGCGCATGAACAGCGCCGCCCCATCCTCGTACTGGCCGGTCTGCTTGTTATAGACGCGCGCGGTGTTTGCGATGGTGAAGCTGGCAACCTGCGCGCCCTGGCCGGTGGTCCTCAGTTCCGGATCCGCGGTGAGGTTGCCGACGATGGTGATGACGGTCTCCCCGATGGCCATGTCACTCCCCTCTCACGTATCCGGCCGGTTCCGGGCCGAGCTGGCTGGGATCCTTGGCCTTCCACGCGCATTTCGCGCGCAGGCATCCGGCCTCGCGGTCGATGACGATCTCGCCGAAGCGCGCCGGCGCGACCATGGTGAGGTTCCAGCCCCGGTCGCGGTTGAGCGCGGATATGGTTTCATACAGTTCTCCGATCAGTTCGGCGGACGTCATGCCGACGCTGGCGGGTGTGAGCGGCCATTCGAACCACTTCTCGCCTTCCGGCCTGCTTGGTGTTTTGCTTGGCAACGTTTGCCTCCTTTGGATTGATGTCGTGCCGGGGCGCGGATTCGAACCGCGCATCCATCCGCCGACGTGACCTCAGCACGCCGATCCATGGCGCCCGCATCCTGTCGCGGGCCCCGGCGAAGGCCGGACGGGAGGAGAAGAGAGAAGATGACCCGTCCGGCTGGTTTTAACGTCTTTTCCTTGACGCGCGGGCGGTTCCGGCATGGCCGCGCATGACGAACCACGTCCATGCCGCAATGTGTGCGGAACCGTCCAAGTCCTTCACTGCCGTTGCTCGTCCAGCCATCGCATGAAGCGGGGGGTGGAGCACAGGCGACGCATGATGACGGCCGTCGGGATGAGCACCGCGAACGGCGCGGCGATGAGATGTTCGATCGGGTGCGTGCAGGCCGGCGTGCAGTACAGCGCCCACATGGCCAGTAGCCACACCGCGAACAGCAACTGGTGCAGGATGACGAGGGCAAGAGCTTTCATCGTTCGCCTCCGTTCGTAGAATCGGTGGGATGGACATCAATGTGGTCACCGGCGTCGTTGGCGCCATCACGGGATTGGTTGGCGGTGTCGCCGGATGTGTCGCCTTGTTCCAGGCGCGCCATGGCAACAAGCTCTCGGAGCAGGCGAACGGCTCGGCTGAGGAAGCCAACCGGATCGCTGTCGAATCGAAGCATGCCGCCGAGCAGGCCAACCGCCTTGCAGGAAAGGCGAACGAGATAGCTGCAGACGCGAACTCGATCAGCCAGCGGGCGTTGTCCGTCACCGCCGACCAGACGGTCCACAAGTGGCGGGTCGAATACAATGGAGAAACCTCGACCGTCTTCCTTGTCAACGATTGCCCCGACATGGCACGAGACGTGTCCGTGTTCGTCCGTTTCAAAGACCAGACCGTTACGCAACGGCACGTCGACGAGGTTGCGCCGTTCGGAGAGGTCGCGCTCGAAAGCGAGTTCTTCTCTAAGCAGATACTCGAAGACCAGGCCGGTATCGACCGTCTGAACGCCCAACCCGGCTTCACCTACTTCGGACGTGGATCCTGTCATGTGACGGTTCACGTCGCTTACACTACGGAGCTCGGCGCGAGACGCAACGACGAAGTCGAGCAGTGCCTGACCTACGGCCAGAGGCATTGATTCCATCACAGCTCCTTGTTGATGGTGTCGATGACGATGTCCACGAGGTCAGGCACGTCGATATCGATGAATCCGACGATGTGACCGAGTGAACGCCTTGCTTCGATGTCGTCCCACCCGTCGGCATAGGCCGGACGGATGGCGTC